TGGGCAACTGCGGGGCATATCCGCAACTGGTGGGATAGACTTCGGTTGCATATGGAATGGGCCAACGATAAGGAGGCTGTGCCGCATGCTTTACGTCATACGTTCTGCTCCAGGTTAGTGCAGCGTGGTGTTCCCATCCTCACCGTGAAGGAGTTAGCCGGGCATTTGTCCCTTGAGACCACGCTTCGGTACGCTCACCTCGCCCCTCATAACTTAGTGGACGCGGTGAACTTGTTGGAGCCCAGCGGACCCGCTAGTCTTTCGCTTGCCAATGTGGTATGGGCTTGAGGCAGACCCAAGCGAGCGTGGCGGAACTGGTATACGCAGCAGACTTAAAATCTGCCCCCACACAATGGGATGCGGGTTCGACTCCCGCCGCTCGCACCACTTGCATCAGACTTAAAATCCATCTAGTATCCATCCACAGCGACAAGTCTTTCTTCTTCTCTCAGAACCCAAGGGCTCCGGCCTTTGGGTTTCTGTTTGGTATAAACTATCCACTAAGGCGAGGGACTTTGCCGATTAGGTAGGTGTGGCAGATTTGCTGCCGCGTTTCAGGGACGAAACGAGAACATGCGACAATCTGATTTAGAGCGAGAGATGCGAGATACCGGTATCGAGCGGTATTGGAAGAAGGTCGATCGTGTTGCTCATATCGGCATGGAGACCCAGCACCCTGTAGGGCGTCGGCTCCTTACGGAATCTGTGAGCTTATTGGCTGAAGCTGTTAAGGGCTGGAAGCGAATGGTGACGCAGAAGCCTGTGGGCCAGAGGAGTGCTGCGTACCCTTACATCGACAGCTTGCCGGTAGACATGATCGCAGCCATTGCTGCCCGGACAGTGCTTGACTCGATCTCCATGCACGAGACGCTGACGAAAGCGGCGTTCAAAGTAGTCCGCATGGTTGAGGACGAGGTGAGATGGCGAGACCTTAAGGCCAAGGAGCCCCACCTCTGGCAGGATCAACTCAAGAAGATTAAGAGGATACCTGGATACACCACGAAACGAAGGTTCCTCCAGAACACTGAGAAGTTCACCAAGCAGAACTTTAAGAAGTGGCCGACCAATGACCGCGTAAAGGTCGGCATGGTGTTGATTGAGTTGATGCACCAAGCTACTGGTCTGATTGATATCACAACACGTACCGGCCTACTGGGCAAGCGGGTTACGTATGTCCACGCTACGGATGCCTTGATGGAGTGGATGAAGGGGGCACACAAGTATGCCGAAGACTTGTCGCCGATGTACCTACCTATGGTGGAGCGACCGGCAGACTGGACTGACGTCTACACTGGGGGCTACCTCACCGAGAACGTAGTGCCTCGGCCTTTAATCAAGACGCGGGACAAAACGCACCTCGAAGAGCTTGATGCCCTTGAGCTTTACTCCACGAAAGCAACGGTCAATCAACTACAACGAGTGCCGTGGATTATTAACGAGCACATCCTTGAGACGATGACGTACTGCTGGGAGGCGGACATCGAGATCGGTGGGCTTCCCTCGGCAAGTGGGCAACCAATGCCCACAAAGCCTGTAGACATCGAGACAAACGCTGACGCTCGCCGCAAGTGGCGGAAGTTAGCGGCCCGGATTCGTTTCGAGAATGAGGCGGAATCATCTAAGCGGCTTCAGCTCACCAAGATCCTGTGGATGGCGAATAAGTTTCGTAACGAAGAGATGTACTTCCCTTGGTACTGTGACTTTCGGGGCCGAAAATATCCACGGGTTTATTTCCTACAGCCACAGGGCAGCGACGAAGCCCGGTCCTTGTTGATGGCGGCTGAGGGGAAGCCTATCGAAACTGATGAGGCTGAGAAGTGGCTGGCAGTCCATGGGGCAAACGTCGCTGGCGAAGACAAGTGCACACTAGACGAGCGGCAGCAATGGGTGCACGCCAACCGAGATATGATTGAAGCTATTAGCGCAGACCCCTGCGGCACTACATCGTTGTGGGGCAAGGTCGATAAGCCGTGGGCTTTCTTAGCGTTCTGCAAAGACTGGGCTGCATATATGAGGGTGGGGCGTGGTTATGTTTCCCACCTGCCTTGTGCGATTGATGGCTCATCGAATGGTCTGCAACTTTATTCCTTGCTCATGCGTGACCCGGTGGGAGCAGCCGCCACAAACGTATTGCCTAACGACCGGCCCCGCGACATCTACCAAGACGTAGCGGACGGAACGATCGCACGCCTTAAGGCTTCGGATCATCCAATGGCCCAGGTGTGGCTGGACTTCGGAGTTACTCGCAAGGCTACCAAACGCCCGTGCATGGTTATTCCATACAGTGGCACCCTACACTCGTGCACTACCTACATCATTGAGTGGTTTAATGACGAGCGGAAGAAGCGGCAGATAGAAAACCCCTTTGGATGGGAGGAAGTCTTTCAGCCCTGTTCTTTCCTTAGTCGGCTTGTGTGGGATGCTATTGGTGACGTTGTTGGTGAGGCCCGTAAAGCTATGTCGTGGCTTCAAGAGGTCTCGAACATCTGTATTAGCGAAGGTGTGGCTATCCGGTGGACAACTCCCACAGGCTTTATGGTCAAGCAAGCTTATGAAACATGGGCGGGGCAGTCTGTTCGCACGGTTATCGGCGATGTCATTCGCCAGCACCGCGTTCGGGTAGGCACCGGGAAACTAGGGAAAGCTAAGAACCGTAACGGTATAGCACCAAATGTGATCCATTCGCTTGATAAAGCCATTGGGGAGATGGCGACGCTTATGAACTCGTCAATGGGCATGACGTTTCAAACAACTATCCACGACGCTTTCTTATGCCTTGCTGCTGACATGGGCACTATGCGTACCAATGTGCTCGATAGTGTTGTCGAAATCTTTAGCGAAGACATACTTCAAAGATTTAGTAATGAGATCACGTGCTACTTGCCGAATGGTGTTACATTGCCAGAGCCTCCACAGCGAGGAACTCTGGACGTACGACTCGCCCGAGAAAGTGAGTATTTCTACCATTAATTTAATCCACTCAGGCATTAAAAGGAGACTGACATGCCAATCATGAAAGCCAAGGGTATCGCGGTATACCCTCACCTCAATGAGCCCGACACTAAGTTCGATGAGAACGGCGTGTACCAAACACAGCTTAAGCTGGACGGTGAAGCCGGGCAGAAGCTTATCAATGCACTAGAGAAGCTACACGACGATGCTTACGCGGCTGAGTGCAAAGAGCATAAGAAGCCAAAGCTCAAGAAGGCCGACCTCCCGTTCTCTGAAGAGTACGACGACGATGGCGAGCTTACTGGTAACTATCTTTTCCGATTCAAAATGAAAGCGAAGACATCGCGGGGCCTGGAGCAGCGTCCGGTTCTTGTGGATGCGAAGGTCAATCCGTTGTCTGAACCGATTGGCGGCGGCTCTACGTTGGTCATTGAGTTCGAGCCTTACACTTGGTTCGTAGCCGCTCTGGGCGTGGGGATGACCCTACGACTTCGGGGCGTTCAGGTTCTGGATCTTAAGGAACATAAGGGCGGAGCGGCCTGTAGCTTTGAAGCTGTTGAGGGCTTTGAATCTGCTGCATCCACTCTTAGCGATGACGTCAGCTTCGAGGCTGCCGACTTCTGATGTTGAAGGTTCGCCTCGAAGTCAACCCCGTGCCAGCTTCTCGCCCGCGTGTCTCCAAGTGGGGCACTTACTACGGGAAGCGGCATCAGGCGATGCGCTCAGAGGCCGTGGCCTTGCTGAGTAGTATGCGGGAGCAAGGATTTCTCCCCGCTAAGCCAATGAGCGGATCGCTTCGGGTTTGGGTAGCCTTTGCCGTCAAGCGGCCAAAGACTTCCAAGCTCAACACACCTCGGGGTGACATCGACAACTACCTGAAAATCTTACTGGACTGCTGCAACGGGATCGTCTGGGAGGACGACATACAGATCGAAAACATCTGTGCCCATAAAGACTTTGCAGACGACGAAGGCTTTATCGACCTCTGGGTCGAGGAGAAAACCAATGACACAAATGGACTTGTTCGGCGGAAAGATGAAGAAGGCGTCACAGGCACAGCTCATCCTGAATCATTTGGAGATGAAGGGTTCGATTTCAGCGCAGGAGGCTTTACTTCTGTACCGGATCTACCGGCTGGCGGCTCGGATTAAAGACCTCCGAGATCGTGGGTATGAAATTGAGACGGACATGAAGCAGGATACGCTGGGAAAAAGCTATGCTCGCTATGTCCTTGGATGATCGTGAGAGTGAGTTTGTAGCTCACGAGCCTTGTCCCTCCTGTGGCAGCCGGGACAACTTGGCCCGCTACGATGACGGCCATGGCTACTGCTTTGGGTGCGGCCACCTGGAAACTGAAGGAACGGTGAAGGTGGTAGAACAGACTCCCCACTCTGGCGGCATGATCACGTTCGAGTATGGGCCGTTAGTTAAGCGGGGCATCTCCACAGACACTTGCCGAAAGTTCTCGTATGGAACTGGGGAGTGGAAGGGCAAGCCGGTGCAGGTAGCTAACTACCGCAACGAAGAGGGTGCGGTGGTTGCCCAGAAGGTACGAACTAAAGACAAGGACTTCGCAATTCTTGGCGAGGGGAAGAACCTCGGCCTGTGGGGCATGCGCCTATGGGGCGAGGGGGGAAAGAAGTTAGTGGTCACAGAGGGGGAGATCGACGCGATGTCGGTTTCCCAAGCGCAGAACAATCGATGGCCTGTAGTGTCTGTACCTTCCGGTGCAGCCGGGGCTGCCAAGGTAATCCGCCAGCACTTAGAGTGGCTGGAAAGCTTTGACCTTGTTGTCTTCATGCTGGATCAGGATGAGCCGGGACAGAAGGCAGCAGTCGAGTGTGCGCTACTGCTCTCACCGGGCAAGGCGGCTATAGCGTCCCTCCCCCTCAACGACCCAAATGAAATGCTGGTAGCCGGTCGGACTAAGGAGTTGATCTCTGCCATCTGGGAAGCAAAGGCCTACCGCCCTGATGGCGTGGTCCCCGGTGAGGAGCTGTGGGAACGCATCATTGAGGAGCGGGATCAGGAGAGCGTTGAGTACCCGTGGGCTGGCTTGAATGAAAAGACGTATGGGCTCCGACAAGGGGAGGTCGTCACCCTCTCCAGTGGCACGGGGCTTGGGAAGAGTAGCGTGTGCCGAGAGTGGCAGCTATGGCTGCTGAACAAAGGGCATCGGGTAGGGATTGTGGCGTTGGAAGAGAACGTCAAACAATCAGCCGAGTGCCTTATGGGTCTTCATATGGAGATCCCCCCATTCAAGTGGGGGCAGGAAGAGGTGACGGAAGAGACGAAGAGGGAAGCCTTCGAGGCCACGGTGGGCAATGGTCGCTGCGTTCTGTACGACCATTGGGGCTCGTTGGAAAGTGCAAACCTGTTGAGCCGCATACGCTACATGGCTCGCGGCATGGGCTGCACGCACATATTCCTGGATCACTTGAGTATCGTGGTTTCAGGTATTGGTGATGGTGACGAGCGGCGACTGATAGACAACACGATGACCCGCCTCCGGTCGTTAGTGGAAGAGCTTCAGATCGCCCTCGTCATCGTCTCACATCTCAAACGACCCGAAGGGAGAAGCCATGAAGAAGGTGGGCACGTATCTCTTAGTCACTTGCGGGGTAGTGGTGCTATTGCTCAGCTATCTGATATCTGCATCGGGCTGGAGAGGGATCAGCAAGACGAAGAACGTAAGAACATCACGACCCTCAGAGTCCTTAAGAACCGATACACCGGAGACACCGGAGTTGCCTGTAGCGTCAAGTACGACTCTCGCACCGGACGCCTCCACGAATGGAACGAAGCATATGTGGATGATGTTCCCTTTTAGTCTCTTTGAAGCCGTGCGGATGGTAGAGACCGGGGGGCACCCCGACCCAGAGAATGCAGTAGGTGATGGTGGCCGATCGATTGGCCCCCTTCAGATATCGCGTGCTTGTTGGCAGGATGCCATCGAACACGACATGGCGTTGGGAGGACGTTATGAGGATTGCAAGAACCTAGAGTACGCCAAGCGAATCTTCTGGGCGTATCTCGATAGATGGGCTCCTAACGATGACTTTGAAACGATGGCAAGAACCTGGAATGGGGGACCGCGTGGTCCTTGGAAAGCGGGAACTGACGCCTACTGGCTACGAGTCAAGAGGCAGTTGGAGTTGGGATCAGATCGGCGAGCACCTGAAGGTGACAACTGGTCGCACATACACCCGCCAGCACCTACAGAGCATTTGTTACCAAGCACTCCAGAAGCTGCGGAACGCTTTGATGGACGACCCGGTGATCCGAGAGTGGATGTGTGAGGAGGGGCTGATAAGCCCGGATGATTTATGAGCCAAGATAACGCCATTGTCTTTGATGGGCTGGACTCCGCACTCCTCGGCTTTGGCAGCCAGTGGTCCCGAGAGCCGGTGGCTGTTTATTCACAGGCGAAGATTATCACAACTCTTCAACAGCAAGGCATGACGCGTGAGGAAGCTGAAGAATACTACAGCTTCAATATCGAGTGCTTGTGGTGTGGTGAGCAAACCCCTCTGATCTTGGAAGACCTATGACTCCTACCATCTTTGATATCGAAACTACTGGGATTGATAACTTCCGCACTCTTGAAGGGCTGGAAGAAATCCACTGCTTGGTAATCCGTCAGGGCAACGACACCACCTACTACACCAAAGAGAACATGGTGCAGGGGCTGACCTTCCTCAAGAATCAGGACTTGATTGTTGGGCACAACGGGATGGCCTTTGACATCCCAGCTATCCAGAAGCTTTATCCAGGCTGGCGACCCGGTGGCCTTGTCCGCGACACTATGGTCATGGCTCGCCTTGCCTTTTCGGACCAGAAGGACCGGGACTTTAAGAACTACTCGTCAGACTTTCCCAAGAACCTTGTAGGCAGCCACAGCCTTGAGGCTTGGGGCCATCGGCTTGGGGAGCACAAGGGCAACTACGAGGGCGGGTGGGACGCTCTCAATGATGAGATGTTGGACTACTGCATCCAAGATACCCTTGTGACCCAGAAGCTCTGGGAGCTGATTGAGGAGCAAGACGTCGATGAGTTGGCGGTGCAACTAGAGCACGCCTTCGCTTGCTGCATCTATGAGCAGGAGCGGAATGGGATCGCATTCAATCTCTCAGGAGCTGCCGAGCTTTACGCTAACTTGTCGTCAAAGCGGGAGGCGTTGAAAGAGCAGCTTGTCTCCGCCTTCCCTCCTACGGTGGAGGTCATGAAGACCCCCGCTTACTGGCGAGTTGGAGATCGCCGCTTTAAGACGAAGACGGAAGCGAAGAAGGCGGGCTTCAAGGACGCAGAGATTGCGAAGGGACCGCCTCGTGAGCGAGAGACTCCCTTCAACCCAGACTCCCGGCAGCAGATTGCACGGTGTCTTATGGATAAATACGATTGGAAGCCCGAGGTCTTTACGCCTTCGGGTCAGCCACAAGTCGATGAGTCTATTCTTAAGGCCATGACGCACACAGAGGCTAAGCTCCTTGTGGACTACTTGACGATTGCCAAGCGGCTGGGCCAACTGGCTGAGGGCAATGAAGCGTGGATGAAGTTGGAAGACCATGGCCGCATTTATGGCCGGGTCAACACGAACGGCACCGTGACGGGGCGGTGTACACACCGACGCCCGAACGTCGCTCAGACTCCAGCCGCGTATGCTCCTTATGGCAAGGAGTGCCGTAGCCTCTTCTATGCCCCTGAAGGGATGCTCCTCGTTGGCGTAGATGCGTCAGGCCTGGAGCTGCGGTGTTTGGCTCATTACCTCGCTCCCTTTGATGGAGGGCTGTACGCCGAGATCATTGACAAGGGCGACATCCATACCGCGAACCAGAAGGCGGCGGGCTTGAAGACCCGTGACCAAGCTAAGACCTTTATCTACGCTTGGCTTTATGGAGCTGGCCCCCAGAAGATTGGGAGCATTGTTAATGGCGGGGTGAAGGACGGCCAGCGATTGATGAGCCGATTCCTTAAGAAGATGCCAGCACTTAAGCACCTGAAGGACGCGATCAATAAGACCTTGGAGAAACGAGATTACCTTGTGGGACTGGACGGCAGGCACATACCTATCCGATCTAAGCATTCAGCCCTTAATGCCTTGTTACAATCAGCCGGTGCCGTGCTGATGAAGCAGGCCACTATCGAAGCTCGTCATCTCCACATCGAGACCGAGCTTAAAGTCAGACAAGTCGCCCATATCCATGACGAAATCCAATACGAAGCCAGTGAGATAGAGGCCCCATATGTGGGGGAGCTGGCTGTGGAAGCCATTCGATCAGCAGGGAAGTTGTTCGATTTCAGATGCCCGCTTGAAGGGGAGTTCAAGATAGGCAAGACGTGGGCGGAGACGCATTGATGAAAGGATTCACATGCACCCCAACTCCCAAACTGGCTCGGCCAATGAATACCGGGCCGCCGCCCACTTTGCTGAGCGGGGATGGGAGGTCTTCTGGCCCCCGACAGGTAAGAGCCCTTGTGACTTTGTTATGGTCCGCAATGGGGACACGCACCGCGTCCAAGTCAAGACGGCTTCACGTTGGGAAAAGAGCGGCTCTACCTATCTGCGATGTAAGCTGCCGACGTCCTACAAGCCGGGGGACTTCGACCTACTTGTTGCTGTGGCGAAGGATGGCCGCCTTTGGTCAATCCCTGAATCTAAGCTCCCGAAGACGCAAACTCTCTATTTGGAGAAGTGCGGAGGCTCTGCCCGAAATTATGGGTGGGACGTGTACGAGGTGACAAATGAACAGCCTTGAGTTTATTCCAACTGGGCGGCTACTGGCCGAACTTCAAAAGCGTATGGACACCATGGTCTTTATTGGCTCGGCGAACCGCACGGATAAAGAGGACGCTATGTTCTTCGGGTGCTGTGGGCCGTTCCATGGCTGTTTGGGAATGATTGAATTAGGGCGGATGATGGTCATATCACAGGACGGAGAAGACGATGACAACCCTACTCGTTGATGGCGACATCCTGATCTACCAGATTACCTCTGCTGTAGAACAACCGATCCACTGGGGCAATGATTGGTGGTCGCTGACGGCTGACGCCAAGCTTGCGAGGGACATGGTTGATCAGGAGCTTTCAGGCCTTCAAGAAACTTTGGAGGCCGAGGGTGTCTTAATAGCCCTGTCAGACCAAACGAACTGGAGGCACGCAGTTCTTCCGACCTACAAGTGGAACCGTAAGGGCAAGCGGAAGCCGGTGATCTATGTCCCCATTCGGGAGTACCTGATCAGTGCATATCCCACGGCTTGCTTCAAGACCTTAGAAGCGGATGATGTCATGGGCGTCCTCGCTACTGATAACACAATCATCGTGAGCGACGATAAGGATCTTCAGACCATCCCCGGACGCTTGTACCGACCAGCCACTAAAGAACTTAAGACCATCACGCCTGAAGAGGCCGACCGCTCCCACCTGATCCAGGCCCTGACGGGCGACGTCACCGATGGGTACAAGGGGTGCCCCAAGGTGGGGCCTGTTAGTGCCGAGAAGATACTGGAAGAGGGGACGTGGGAAGAAGTGGTGGGGGCGTATCAAAAAGCGGGGCTAGGGGAAGAGTTTGCGCTCTCACAGGCTCGCGTAGCTCGAATCCTCCGCGAGGGGGAATGGAATCCGATCACCGAGGAGGTACAACTATGGAATCCAAAATGAACCGTGAGGGTTACTTCAAGTTTCACCGGGAACTCTGCAAGACTGCCCTCGAACTCTCAATTAAGAAGAACCACGATTACAGCGGCGGGGTCGATGGCACGAACCCCTTCCAGAACTTTATGTTCGTGGAGGAGCTGGGCGTGGGCGTCACCACCGAGCAGGGCTTCGTGGTCCGCATAGCCGACAAGATCAAGAGGCTCTCTGGGTTCTGTAAGACCGGGAAGTTCGAGGTAGCCGACGAAAGCTTTGATGACACCTGCATCGACGTAATTAACTACGTCTGCTTGCTTGCGGCGTATGTGAGTTCTAGCCGTGAAAAAGGGAGCCGTTGAATCTTATGGAACCCCTACCCCCTATTTCGGCGGCGTTAGTCAAGGTTCTAAGCGAAATGTTCCCCGACGCTTGCCCGCGTCTTGAGGACACGGAACGCATGGTGTGGTTTCGTGCTGGGCAGCGGGCTGTCGTGGACGTGCTTATCGAACACCAACGTCGTCAAAACGAGACCATCTTGGA